AAGATGCCTAGGGGTGGCTGGACGTCCTTCCGATTCGGGAATGCTTAATGAGCACGGCGACTCTTGCCGGGCTTCCGCGTCTTCTTAGCGCGGCGGGTCTTCTTGGCACGGCGGCGGCGACCGCCAGTTCCAGCAGCAGGTGCGGTCTCGGAGGACTGTCCCAGGGCAGAGGTACCTGCGGCCGAGGCAGGGGCTGCAGGAGCAGATTCGGTAGTGGTAGGCGTTGACCGGAACCAATTCATAAAACTATCCATTTATGTTTACGCGCTTACTTTTTTACGCCTTGACCCCTGCGCCGATCTTGGACAGGTAGTAGGTCCGGAGGACACCAATCGTGTACACCACAATGGCGAACGAGATCATCAGGTTGATGGTGGAGGCAATGAGCTCACCCGTCTTCAGAGTGACACCCCCCACGACGACGACGGACTCCGTGACACCCTTCGACCCCAGAGGGGCCAGGAGAGGCGCGATAATGCCGTCCGTGAGTGCAGTGAAAAACCGAGCCACCACCGAGCCGAGGTAAAAGGCGGCCGTCAGAATGATAATATCCTTCGTGTCGAGCATTTTATTTGATAGACTGGAGAAAAAAACGGATCCCTACAGGGTTAGGAGGTTGGGGAGAGTCACCATGAACAAACACGAACGTCGCCGCCTTCGGGCCAATGACCGCTACCTTGGAAAGCGAGAGGAGGAGATCCACGCGTACTTCCGGAAAGACCGTCACATCCGGCAAAAAGTCGCCGTGTATAAAGCCATCGAGTCCTATGTCCCCCCGCCCCCAGCCATCTCCGTCCTCCGAATGCACCGACGTTACCCATCCATACATCACCAACGAATCTTCAGAGAATTTGGGTGGTTCCCGAGTATGGGATATGATGTGGACTTGCCTATTCTCGAGCGCATTCGGCGGGATATAGATCGAGATACCTATCACCCCTTCGTTCCTTCCCTGTTTGTCTTGAATTCCGAGAAACTCGGGGCAGAGATTGATATCGAAGCATCTGTCGATACGTTCAAGCGAACGCGCGACCTAGAGGTGGTATTGGATTCGGCCGAAGAGTTCACTCGGACGCTTGACCGAACCACTCTACTCCGGGAGGAGTTCGAGAGGGCCTACCCCCAGTGGAGGGCCGTTCTCAACTGTAAGCACATCAAAGAGGAGCTGATGCAGAAGGCCTGGCACCCCCGTCGCGTGGGGCATGTACTCGAGACGTATGGCTGGGAAGCCCTCGAGAATCTCCTTGGGGAGTAACAAGTGTGTCTATGGGAATCGATACTCGATTCTGGGGACCGAGTGGGTGGCAACTCTTTCATCTGATTGCGTTTCAAGGGCCTCCCGCGTCAGCCGTAAAGGTGTTGCGGGATATGCCCAGTATTTTGCCGTGTAAGTTTTGCCGTGCCTCCACGACCATGTTTGTAGAGAAGGACCCTCCCCACGGGAACCTTGGCAAGTGGATGTACGCGCTTCACAATCGAGTGAATGACAAACTCCGGACGCAGTGCTCGGAGGACCCGGCAGTGATTAACCCTGGACCTGACCCATCGTTTGAGGAGGTCAAGTCTCGGTATGAAGCCATGAAGCCTGGTGCGGTTCCTGGGCGTGATTTTCTGATGGCAATTGCGTATAACTATCCTGCCTCGCCCGAGCCCCGTGACATTGAGACGCAAAAGACCTTTCTTGCTCATCTCGCAGAGGCCTATCCATTCGAATCGCTGAAGAGTATCGTCCAGGCTTATCCTCCTCCCACGCTTCAGAGTCAACGCGCCTATACCAAGTGGATGTACGGGCTTATGAAGAAGCTATCGGCCGAGACAAAGACTTCTATTCGCTCGTATCGGGGATACATGAGTCACCTTGCGTTCTACAAAAGTGGGTGTGCTCGAAAGACGTACAAGGGAAAAACGTGTCGGAGAATGGCAGGTGGCGGGGTGACCAAATCCAGGGATGTACGAATGACGCGCCGAGTGGCGGGGAAATCTCTTCTGTAAAACGGATTCGTTTGACGGAAGACACTAAGTCTGTGGTGTTACAATGCTCTCTCTTGCCGCCTATCTGGTGGCCAACTATAAACCTGAGTTTCAGGAACCCCTGGATATCATGTTTACGACCTTCGCCGTCCTCCCACTCCAACGGGCGTGGCAGAGGAGGATGGGATGCCGGTACCGGTGCCGGTGTGGGCCGAACGATTCGAGGCAGTCATAAGTCGGACGTGCTTTGCCGAGTAGATATCGGCTTTCTTATCTTTGGGGTGTTTCTTGGTTTCACGACGAGTGAGTGGGGGGTCCATACAGGGATGGTTAGATGTACCTCACGATTCGTTTTTACTTGCGCCCGGTCCGGCTCTTGCGAGTCCCGCGACGGCCACGACGACGGCCACCCACTGCGGGGGCACCTGCGCCAGGGCCACCCATGCTCTCGGCATCGACAGCCGCCGGGACAATGGAAGCACCACCGCGCTTGGCCTTCTTGAAGGTCTTCGAGGCCATCTTCAGGGCCTGTCCGAGCTTCATCCCCTTGTGGGCCTTCATCGTCTTCTTCACATGCATCATCCACGCGCTACGCTTACCGCCAGTTACTTCTTTAATGCCTTCCATTTTGTTTTCTACGTCAGAAGAGTTTTACCGCGGTGCGTTCTACAAACCCACCCCCCGAGCGGTCGAACAAATTCCACTGACATCCCAGAGCCTTTGGACTGTTGGGATTGGCATTCCGCATTCGAAGTTCTGCGTGAGGGGCAACCAAGACCAGATGGTCCTTCGCAAATGCCACGAGCTCGTTCGGATCGCGAGGGTGTGCAGCCTCATGCCAGGACAGCCTACGGAGGGTCTGGTCGGTCCACGATAGGTTCACAAGAGGTTCCAACTCAGTACCCCGCACGGTACCTCCCGACACCACGATGAGCTTGTTGGCGAGAGCATCCAGAGGTGCGCGAGACACATCCTTCTCCGTCCGTAGGAGGTGGTGGCGCAAGGTAGTGGTAAGATGCTCGGCCACCCGATTCGCAATGACAGCCTTCTCCGAGTGGAGGACAATGCTCAGAATGAAGGGGTCCTTGGAGGGGAACGCGTCGTTGACGAGGTCTACACACACGCTCTCAAACGACTGATTATCAACGGCATGGTCCAGTCCATCGCTTTGGGGCTTGGAGGACACCACGGGACGGTCCTGTTCGTCCGAATACACATGCACCTCGTAGAGACGAGACCCCCGCGCAAGGACGTCCCGAAGGGGCTCGTGTACACCTCCTGCCGCGGTGTAATCGCAGAGGCGTTTCCGAGCGAGTACTTGGATAGGGTTCCCTAGCGCGTCATCTGTGAGAAGCCAGACCAGAATTCCAAGCAAAACTACTGCGATGAGCCACTCCATTACTCTTTGGCGTTTGATTCTTTTGGCATACGGAACAAGAGATTCCTGAACGTGTTGATGACATCGTCAGGCATCCGCTCTCCCATCGGAAGATTCATGAGACATGCGTAGTGATAATAGAGGCAGTACATTCCGCACTCGGAATCCTTGTACTGATGGCGGGTGTCGTTGAAGGTCATTCGCATTTCCTTTGGATGGACCTTGGTTGCGTCCCAATGGGTCTTCCACCGGGTCATCAAGACCTTGACCTCGGGCTCGGGGGCAGTAGCATAGGAGTCAAAATACGTAACGCGAGGATAGTCTAGTTCGGGTCGGAGGTCTGCAAACACAGCTACCCAGTGCTGTCCTGGACCATCGTGAGGGTCCGTATTGATGACGATTCCGATGCGACGATATCCCTTCGCATAGAGGTCGGACAACTTGATGGAGCACAGCACGGAGACCACGCACTTGCGGGTTTCATCCTTGAGGTCAAAGTCCATAGGTACCGACCCTACGTAATAGTAATCTGCAAATAGTTCCTTGTAGTTGGCCTCCACCGCATCAATATCGTCCGACGATAGCCACTCCTCTCGGTTCAACGCCCATTCTGCTGGGGCCTTGGGTCTCCGAAGCAGACTCGAAATAATACACTCGGCACGTCCGGTTTTGCACTTCTCCCCCAACCGTCTCTGAAGGTCTCTCCAGACATCCTCCGCAGGACGTCCCTTGCAGACGAGTTTAGACTCCTTGGGATGCTCCTTCGAATAGACCTTGCAGAGGTTTCGAATTTCGGCCTCGTCAAAGACAGACATCTCTTATTCAAAACGGATACGATTAATTCGCAGAGATGCCGGGGTATACGATGGACACAATTACTCCTACCCTCTCGCGCTACCTCAAGGTCAGCAAGAGGCTGACAGAACTGAATGGAGAAGCACGGGAACTTCGAGACGCACGGATGTCTCTTGAGTTGGACTTGGCGGCTGCGTACGCTGAAGCTGACGTCAAGGAGCCCCTTCCAGAGAAGATTGAGCTCAATGCGTCTCAGCTGGTGTTCCAGGTGAAGAAGCCAGGGGAGTGGAAGAAGGGCTGGACGTTATCCAAGTCCCAGCTCCGAGAGTACCTTATTGACATCCTCCCCGATCGCGGAGAGGAGGTCATGAAGGAATTGGTGCGTCGCCATGAACCAACACTCACGGCGACTGATTACTCGTTTGAATTGAAACCGATGGCTACTTCATAGGAACATACTTGGATGGAACGGAGGGGGGCGTGTGGAGTGCAGTTTGCATATCGCGAAGCATCTCGTGCAGGGAGTCGAGGGTTTCTTGGGCTTGTGTAATGTTTTTGTCTTGTAAAAATCCGGATTGGACTCGGGTGAGATGCGCAACCATCTGTTGGTTGGCCTGCAGGGCTCGGAGTACCAACGTATGCATATGTTTCACCATCAACGTGGATATGATTTTGGTGCGAGAGAATTTCCCACACACTTACGAGCGGCGGCGAGTGGTTCTGGACTGCTTACTGCCCCGACGAGTGGTTCTGGACCGCTTACTGCCCCGGCGAGTCTTGCGCCGACGACCTCCTTCCGCTGCCGCTGCCGCTGCCGCTGGAGGATTTAGCGCTTCACGTTCCCGGTCGAGCTGTGTTTTGATTCTATCCCTTAACGCCCTGGCCCTTTCAAGAATATCCGTATAGTCTTCGTCTCCCGGATAATCGGTTAGATCATCCTCGGCCCCTTTGAAAATTAGTTCCATCTGTTCAAGTTGAGCTTCAAGTAATCTAATATGCGCCT